CGGGGCGGGGTGGGTGTGCTAGTAGCGTGAGGCGTCTAGCAGTTTTTTCCTTGACAGGTCGCGCAGAATGTGCGCCAGAATCGGAGCCTCATAATCTCGCGCATCTTCGAGCGCAGTGTGTGGCTCATCGTCCAGCGAGCCGGAGTGCTGGCGGTCGATAACATATTTCGCCATCGCGTCCGCAGTAGTGCGGGGTTGCCCCATACCAGTCAGCAAGCCACGAGCCTGACAAAAGTCTGCATAATCAGCGCGAGTCGCAATGAAAGCACGAGCGGCTTTCATCGTGCAAAAGCGCGTCTGAAAAATGCCAAGGTCGATGCCAGTAGCGCGGCATTTGCTCCAGTCGAAACCGATATTGTAAGCGGTGACGGCGGGGTCATATTGGCCTTTGACACGAGCAAGCCAAAGATTGACGAGAGCGGGTGAGCAAATCGAACGCTGTCCCGCAGTCAATAAATCGTCGTAGTGTTTTTTGCGACGGTGGCGCATTTGAGTGGACCAAAATGCCTCAGCAGGTGCGCGAGGATCAGACCAAAGCGGCAGAGTGCCGAAATGCCCATCGAGTAGAACGCCGAATTGCTCGACGATGTTACCCTTGCGGTCCATGATGACCGCGCCGAAATCGGCCACGGTCTGCTTTGCTGTCGTCTCAGTATCGACAATAAGGTAATAGTGTTTCATGCTGAAAGCCTCTGATTAATTGCAAGTGCATTGTGAACCACCAGCCCGTGATTCGTTAGGGTAAAGATGACGTTAATATTGTCATCAAACATGAGCGACGTTTTACAGAATTTACGCCACGATATTTTTCGCTGTGCCGCGTATCGCTTGAGTCCGCGAAGCTTGAGCAGATCGTCCGCCGTGCGGTCGCCCTCACTGCGAGAGATCACGCAGTCAGCAAGTAGCCCGTGTTGCGTGAGATAGCGATAGTCAGCCGGACCCATGACGCGAGCCGTGCAAACGACGATCTCCGACCCTTTAGCGAGAGCCCGACGCCATTGATCGGCAAGCGGCAACAAAGTATCGCGAGCGATAAGGGCGGGTGTTGAATGCTCCCGCCAGTGGTCAAGATCAAGCGACCCGTCGGAACGGGTGGCTTGCCGGTGGCTAGAGTCGATCACGGTGTGATCCAGATCAAAAATAAATCGCATAGCAGTATCCTCCGATGCCGATAATATTGAGCAAGATTAAATTGTGCGACCGTGTGGCGTGTGCCTGAACGGTCAACAAAAAGAGCCCGATAATAGCGAGCGCCTTTCCGGCGTCGCTATCAATAATAAAAGGGGCAATGCACATAAGCAAAGCGCCGACCCAAGCGCAGAAGCCGATCATCCGATCGACTCCAGCACAGACCCAAGCTCGGCCTTGGTAAGATCGCCCTCACGTTCGGGCAAGGCAAGCCCTTTGCGAATCGCGGCAAGGTAAGCCGCCTTCGTTGGGCCAGCATCGCGAGGCTTGCGAGCGGCGGGGGCCGCCTTGACGTATTCAACGCCAATGCTTTGAGCCTTGGAGATCACCGAGCGATAAGTGACCGAGCCGAATTCCTCGGCCAGCGCCTTAGCTTTGGCGAGGTTAAGAGGAGCCGCGGCAGTGATAGCGGCGACCATTTTAGGAGTGTAGTTAGACATAGCAAAATCCTTGTAATTGAAGTTAAATTGTAGTAGTGAAAAAAAAGTGTTGACAAAATAAAAAATAGTATTTTTTTAAAACCCGTGTCTCCGTTTGTGGGCGCTCTCACCTGCGTGTATAACCCCTAGGCGCACAGGTGCCTAGGTCGTCGGGGCTTTCCCTCGGTGGGTAGCGACATCCGATGTAGTAATAATAGCAGATTCGGCCCCCTAGTACACCCCCCTAGTCATTTATTTTATGGTAATATTTCACAATTTTTTGGAGCTAGTTTTGCCTTTCGTCGCGAAAAGCAAAAACTCGGCAAAAACAAAGTTGGCACGGTTCGTGCTAGGGGGGCGGTAATGAGACTCATTCTCATTTGCGGGCCGCGGACACCCCCACACGTACAACTTGGGGTACTTTCGAAACTCGAAAAAAATAAATCTTGACATTGCAACCAGAATTGAGTATAATTTCACACATGGCGATAAAAATTATATATAAGCATTGGAAATCTGGAAAAGAGCTGGAGGTCACGGGCACCATGCCACGAGCTTTGAATAATCAGAGCAGCGATCGTTTCGTAGTACAGCGCGAGAATGGAACTTTAGAAGATATAATCAAGTCTACCGTGCTTCAGATAATAGAGAATCCATCCTAGCCAACCCTCCTGCCTTAGAGGCAAGAAAAATAGTTCTTGACATTACACCCCCAAACATCTATAATTACTATTAAAAGGACTCGGTAGTATATGGGAAAGGAAATCACCACAATTTCGCCTGAAGGGCTGGAAATCGCAAACTGTTATTTGCAGTTCGGAAACATCCGAGCTGTTTGTGACTACTTGCAGGTGCCTGAGAATAAGGTGGTGGACCTTCTCAACAAACGCGAAATCAAAAAGTACATTGATACTGTGTACCTAGATATGGGGTACCGAAATAAAAACAATATTGCGTCCCTTCTTGATGAGATGATTCAGAATAAGTTAGAGGAAGCGCAAGAGACAGGAGTGTATTCTAGCAAAGACTTAGCTGACCTACTACAGATGGCGCATAAAATGCGAATGGATGAAATTAAAGCTCAAGCAGAGCTTGTAAAAGCCGAAAGCACTAATATTAAAACTCAAAACAATGTTCAAATTAATAGTGAGGGTTTACCATTTGGCCAAGGAAATTACGGCAAGCTAATGGAGAAACTACTCAAGGAGGGATAACCTAGAGATAGTTCCATGCTTGCAGAAATTGCAATAGCAAATGCAGCTTTCGGAGTCATAAAAGAAGCAATCAGTAACGGAAAAGAGATCTATGATGTAGGCGCACAAGTGGGCCAATTCTTTGACTCTAAAACTGAGCTTCAGAAAAAAGCAAATAAAAACGGTTACAGAAGTGACCTTCAAGCGTTTATGGAGCTTGAGAAAGTAAAAGAGATGGAGGACCACCTCAAAGACCAGATGATTTATGCTGGACGCCCCGGAATGTGGGAAGAGTGGTTAAATTTCCAGAAAGAAGCAAAAGAAGCTCGAGAGTTGGCAGCAAAAGAGAAACTTCGTAAAAAACGAGAGACTCTAGAGCTGCTTTTATACAGTTTTTATGGTTTATGTGGGTTTCTTATAGTGGTACCCCTGGTGTTTTTAATATTGGCAGCCTTAAAATGAATTTAGATGATCGCGTACGCGAAATAGAACTAGAAATGGCTCAACACGATGCTCAGTGCGAAGAGAGATGGAAAACCACCTTCAATCGACTGATGGATATTGAGACGAGCATTAAAAGAATGGAGAACCGTATTGTAGTCGGTGCTGGAAGTGTGATAGTCTTCCTCGCTGGTGTTATCGTTAGTCTACTGTGAGGCGGGGTCGAGAAAAAGATTTAAATAATTATATCAATGTTCGTATTGGGCAGCTGAAGCAAGACATGAATAAAGCGCACGACGAATATGACAAGCAATGGTACAACAGAATTATTCAAGAGTTGTGTTGGGTTAAGAGTCAACAACACAATTGTTATATCAGGGAAGAATCCCTAGACGCATAGCGCAGAGTAATAGTATGCCAGCAGGTAAAGGTACTTACGGTAAGAAACGTGGACGTCCCGCAAAGAAAGGCGGTAAGAAAAAGAAGTCTATGGGCGGCTTGACAGCAGCTCAGAAAAAGTTGCCCCCAGCATTGCGTAAAGCAATTATGAAGAAGAAGCGTGGCGGTAAGAAAAAGAAGTAGAAAGACTGCAAAAAAGCGCCCCGTGCCTACAAATAAGAAGTTGTATGCACGAGTAAAAGCACAAGCAAAGCGAAAGTTTGCTGTATATCCCTCTGCTTACGCTAATGGATGGCTAGTAAAAACTTACAAAGCCAAAGGCGGTAAATACCGCATGGGATCTAAATAATGGAAATTGTAATTGCATTTGTAGCCGGTGGATTAACACACTGGGCCTGGGGTAAGTGGGGCCATAAACTGAAAAAGATAGATGGCTAAACCAAAAGGTGGCCTCAGTAAGTGGTTCAAAGAAAAGTGGGTAGATATTTCCCGTCCGAAAAAGGGCGGGGGGTATATGCCCTGCGGTCGCAAGAAGTCTAAAAAGGGTAAGTACCCTAAATGTGTTCCTGCATCAAAAGCAGCACGTATGACTCCTGCACAACGCAAGTCTGCAATTCGTAGAAAGAGAGCCGCAGGAAACCCCGGAGGTAAGCCTACAATGGTAAAAACCTTTACCAAGCGCAAAGCAAGAATGCGACGTGGCAAGAAGAAATAGTATGGATACTGTAGCTGCAGTTTCCGCAATTCCTACAAGCTACACGTCAACACAAGTTGTATACAGAACATATGAAGGCAAGAACCCCGGAGATGTTCGAGTAATTGCTACCACATACGAAGTTACTGTATATGATAAGAATGGGAAGTTAGAAACTGTTACTAACACCCATCAGGCAGATTATAAAGCATGAGAAAAACACGTGGACGTAAAAAAGACCCGCGTTTAGCGCGTGCAAGGGTAAAGGGATTCAACAAACCTCGTCGAACTCCTGGACACCCCAAGAAGTCCCACATCGTCGTAGCTAAGGTAGGTGACAAAGTCAAAACGATTCGATTTGGGCAGAAAGGTGCTAAAACCGCAGGCAAACCAAAAGCTGGCGAAAGTGAGGCTATGAAAGCCAAGCGTCGCAGCTTTAAAGCTCGTCATGCAAAGAATATTGCAAAAGGCAAGATGTCAGCAGCATACTGGGCTGATAAGGTGAAGTGGTGATGGAAGATATTAAAGATGCAGGGTATCACCCAGCAGACAGTAATGGCGACGGCAGAGTTGATAACGAAGAAAGAGCAATGTATCTAGAGTTCAAGCGCAAAGAACTCGAAGATCAAGATGCAATGCGAGATGCTCAACGAAAGATGACATGGTTTGCACTTGCAGGTATGCTTCTTTATCCAGCTACTGTAATGGCTACTGAAATATTTGCCTTACATCAAGCAGCAACAATCTTAGGAGATATGGCAGCAGTATACTTTGTATCTGTAGCAGGTATCGTAGCAGCGTTCTTTGGAGCTCAGGCATGGTCTGGCAAAAAATAATACCAGTTCTACTTCTTAGCGGGTGTGTAGCGATGGCACCTAATTTAGAGCAACATCAAGACATTGTCACTGGACAGGTCTATTACAGCTTTGAATTAGGTGTTTCGTACCCCAAGAAAAAGTTTATGACGCCGCAAGAGTGGGAAGAGTACCACGAATCTCCAGACAGCCAAAAGGAAGCACTTTATGTTACTTACAAAGAGCGGGAGCAAATTGAAAAAGATTGGGAGCACTTTATTGAGAATTGCCTCCTGGCCGCTACGTTGGATTGTTAAGTTTTTTACAAATGAGTGGGAAGTCACAATTTGGATAGACCCTCAGAAGAAAACACAGTACCAATTTAAATGGCTTGATAAATGCGAGCCTACACATTTAAAAGGACGCCTGATGTCGGGCGAGTCTTTCGAGTTAAAAACCCAAGAGGCTTTTAACTTTCAGATTAAAAAGGTGAAATAATGCTTGGAATGTTAAAAATGCTACCTCTAATTATTGCACTGTCTGTTGCTGGATATATGTATCATAATACAGTAGTAAGTCAGAAAGATGCAGTGATTGCTCGATTGGAGACAAACGCAGTTATTTTAAAAGAGAATGCCATTAGGTTGGAAACTGCATTTGAAAGCGAGAAGACAGCACGAGAAAAGTCGGAAGATAACTTAAAGGTTCAACTTCAAGCAGTGGGCGACTTACTAGAAAAGAATGCGTTTATGCAAGGAGAGATGGACAGTTACTTATCTATTTTCAAGCGTCACAATATGACTGGACTTGCAAGAGCAAAACCCGGACTTATAGAGCCTCGAATTAATAATGGAACTAAGAAAGTATTTCGACAAATAGAACAAGACAGCGAAGAGGTGGCAAATGCGGATTCTAACTAGTGCAGTAGTTTTAGCTTTGGGAGGTTGCTCGATGTTACAGCCCCAGCCTCTTCCAGCACCAGAACCAGTTATAAAAACAGTAACAGAGTACAAGACGCTAGAAATTTATCAACCTCCACTACCGAAAGCAATTAGCTTGCAGGACGTGGAGTTTTTTGTATTAACAGAAAAGAATTTTGAAGAACAAGTGAAAAAGCTTGAAAAGCTACAAAGTGGTACTTATGTACTCTTTGGTCTTACGCCCCAAGACTATGAAAATATGGCGTATAACCTTCAGGAGCTGAGACGCTACATACGTCAACAAAAAGAAATTATTATCTACTATCGTGAAGCTACACAAGACGACGTAGATACCGATGCAGCCGATTGGATAGAACGAAATGAAGAAGTTCTAGAAGATCAACAGTCCGAGTAAGAAGTTATGGCAGTACAAATTAGCCGAGCAGATATCACGTCGAACGATATTTTAGATTTACAATCTGAGACACGCTTCCTTAAATTACCCGTAGATCATTATTTAGAACTACTAGGTGTCTCCCCGCTACCCTCGCAAGTAGCAATTATAAACGCGATTAACAATGATAAGTATAGGTTTGTGTGTGCCGCTGTCAGCAGAAGGCAGGGTAAAACATATATCGCAAACATAATCGGACAACTAGTCTCCCTGGTGCCCGGTTCAAATATTTTAATTATGTCCCCAAATTACTCGCTGTCTCAGATTTCTTTCGACTTACAACGACAACTTATTAAACACTTTGACCTAGAGGTCGCAAAGGATAATGCAAAAGATAAAGTTATTGAATTGAGTAATGGATCTACCGTTCGTATGGGTTCCGTAAATCAAGTCGATTCTTGTGTTGGACGTAGCTACGATTTAATTATATTTGACGAAGCGGCGTTGGCAGACGGTAAAGACGCTTTTAACGTAGCTTTACGTCCAACACTAGATAAAGAAACCTCGAAAGCGCTTTTTATATCTACTCCTCGGGGTAGAAATAATTGGTTTGCAGAGTTTTTCGATAGAGGATTTAATGATGAATTTTCAGAATGGTGCTCGATTCGCGCTACTTATCAAGATAATCCGCGTATGTCTGAGATGGATATATCGGAAGCTAGAAAATCTATGTCCGAAGCAGAATTTAGACAAGAGTATGAAGCAGACTTTAACACTTTTGAAGGGCAAGTTTGGAACTTCGACCATGAGAAGTGTGTCGCGAATAATGAAGAGCTTGATACTCGTCGTATGGATGTATTTGCTGGCCTCGACGTGGGTTATCGTGACCCGACTGCTTTCTGCGTCATAGCCTACGATTGGGACGAGGAAGTATATCACGTTCTAGATGAGTACCTAGATGCCGAAAAGACTACCGAGCAGCATGCCGCCGTAATTCGAAGTATGGTTGACAAATGGGATATCGACTACATCTATATAGATTCCGCAGCACAGCAAACTCGATTTGACTTCGCACAGAATTACGATATTTCTACTATAAATGCTAAAAAGTCAGTACTAGATGGAATTGCTCAAGTTGCTGGAATAGTAGACAACGATAAGCTCTTTGTCGACCAACGGTGCGATGAAGTCATGTCATGCTTAGACCAATATCAATGGGACCCAAATCCAAATCTTGCACGAGAAAAGCCGAAGCATAATCGAGCATCGCACATGGCTGACGCTCTTAGGTACGCACTATACTCATTTGAAACAACGCAGAGCGGGTTTTGAAGACACCTTATAAAAATAATGTTTGACAATTTATCTCACAGGGGATATAATTCAAAATGAAAAAGCTAAAAAGAGATCCGGTAAAATATATACGCGACCGAGCTAAATCAAAGTACGAGAAAGGTACAGTATGCCACATTTGCGGCGCGGATACCAAACTTGATTTTCACCACTTCTACTCTCTAGCGCCTATGTTGCGAGAATGGCTGCAGGAGAAAAAGAAAGAACGCCCCGAACATTACACAGATGAATATATTGTTATATGGCGGGACGAGTTTATAGAAGATAAGTGGGCAGAGCTGTACACACATACAGTCACACTTTGCCATAATCATCATTTAGAACTGCATAGATTGTACGGCAGAAATCCAGCTTTAGTAACAGCAACTAAACAGCAACGCTGGGTAGAGATTCAAAGAGATAAATATGGCATGGTATGACAGAATAATAGGAAGAACGCCTGAGGTTGAGGAGAAACTCAATCCTGCTCAGCCCTACTATGACCATAAAGTAGAACCCTCTCGAGAACGTGTAGTAAACTACGAAAGAGCATATGAAGACCTTGAAGTTGTAAATAGAGGCGTCAACTTAATCGTAGATGACGCAGCAGAAATACCCATTTCTGTAGGCCCACAGATTCAAGGAATGTCTAGTATTGTAAAAGGGATCAAGCGCTCACGAGTAGAGCTGCTGTTGAATAAAGAGCCTAACCCTTTTCAAGATATTAGCACTTTTCGTCGTAATTTAATTACGGACTTTTTATTAGATGGAAACATCTTTATTTACTTTGATGGAGTACATCTATACCACTTGCCCGCTAATAAGATGACAATTCATGCAAGCGACAGTACTTATATCGAAAAGTTTACTTTTAATGAAATAATTACTTATAAGCCTAGTGAGATTATTCACATAAAAGACAACTCTTTCTACTCTATCTATCGAGGAGTTTCTCGTCTAAAGCCGGCACTTAGAACAATGATACTTATGAGAAGTATGCGAGACTTTCAAGATAACTTCTTTAAGAATGGCGCAGTACCAGGTCTTGTACTTAAATCTCCGAATACTCTCTCAGAGAAAATAAAGGAGAGAATGATTCAGTCATGGTCTGCTCGTTATCGTCCTGACGCGGGTGGAAGACGGCCTCTCATACTAGACGGTGGCATAGAGCTTGATAAGGTATCAAATGTCAACTTTAAGGAATTAGACTTTCAATCGGCTATTTCAGAAAATGAAAAAATTGTACTGAAAGCACTTGGAGTTCCTCCAATTATGTTGGACTCCGGGAA